CCCCGCCGATCAAGCTCCCAAGACCCGGACTGCTTCGGCTAGTTGAGGTAGACCTGCCACCTGCACCTGCCAAGACTCCGCCAGCTTGCAAGCCCTGACCCGAGACACCAAGCAAAGAGTTGATATAACTCTGAGCATAGTTGTTCTGGAGGTTGTTACCATACTCCATGATTGCTTTGTCTCGAGCACCTGAACGGAAGATACCGCGAGAAGCCGAGTCCGACTGAAGGGCTCCTAAGCCTCGCTGGAGCTGGAAGTCAAACCCAGTGGCGTCCTTATAGGCGTCAAAGCCTGTGCTGTCCCCTCCCAACAGGGCGAGAGCAGACTGGTTAGCCCCTGTGGCTTGATTGATAAGAGGCCTGTAAGCACTGAGCAGTTCGTCGTACGACCGATTGGACGACTCTGACTTGCTCTTGCTGCCTCCGAAAATCTTACTCATTTAACATTTCCCATGAAAGTTTATTTAACACGACAAACCGGAAGAGCTCCCCGCCTATCTCAACACTGCTATTTAATGTGGTAAAGCCTAGTTTATTGTTGAACCAGAGAGCGGCTTTGTGCTCTACAGGGGTTAGTCCGTACACAGTGTTTATGTCTGTGCGGGCAAACACGTAGTCAAGCATCTGTTTAGCGGTGATTAGAGCCTTTCGGCCCCGTGACAAGAAGAAATAATGACCAAAAGCTTCCTCCGGGTTTGAGGTAGGCTCGAACAATCCTAAGTCCTGAGACTCAGTATTCAGAAGAGCTATTCCGTCGCCTGACCACTCAGCTCTCTCAGCTGCCTCAGGGTATCGGGAAGCAATAGCCTCCAGTATGAATTGTTTGTCATGAGCTTCTACGATAGTAGAGCAACCAATTACTAGGCTAGGACCCATGTCTCAGTCCCTCCTGCTGCTATCTCCCTTCGATACAGCAAGCCTCCTGAGCCTGTGGTAATTTCTGCTTTAAGGTCAGAAGGCGTCACACCGAGAGATAACGTCTCATCATCGTCATTAATAATGGATGTTGTAGTAGTCCCGTTCTGACTACGAATTGAAGGGCGTAAAGAGGAGTCTGCGTTTTGAACGACTACCGTGATAGGTACATTAGCAATAATGACTCCCGGATTTAATTGACCCACTAACTCTTGAACACTTGCCCCAGACTCATTAGCTACCAAGCCTGCGGCAGGGATGTTTTGGTCGTCTCTAGTGCCAATAGTAACTGAGGCGTTACGTGTCAAAGGAACAGTGTACGCAAGGTCAAGTGACTCAGTGACAGTGTTCCATTCGTAAACCTTAGCTTCTCCCTCGTAAGGCGAAGCAATTGCAACCCCAGAGTTACCCCCATCGCCTGCGTCTGCAATAAACAGAGGCTGTGCAACTACTTGAGACATAGCACTTGTAGGCATCAAAGGAGAGGCTTCAAGACCTGCACTATCAGCACCAGAATAAGCTGAAATCAAGCCTGTAGCTAAAACTCTGGTAGCGCCGTTAGGCTCATAGTCAGCATCGTTAGCCCCAGTAGCTCCATCGAAGTCTACGAACGAGCCGGGGCTCACCGTAAACTGACCTCTTGCACCGTCACGGACATAGTAGTCTACTACCGTATTATTATAAGGGGCAGACACGTTACCAGAACGAGGCCAAGTAATTCCGTCATTTGTTAGCGGCATCACTAGCCTGCTGTCGTGATAGCGTGGCCCGTTAGTACGCATCTCTGCGTGAATACAAGCCATAATAGGGTTGGTAGAACTTAAAATAAATTCCGTATTACCATCAGTCTGTAACGTAAGGAACCCCCAAGGCTCTACCGCAATATCTGTCTGAGGGGTTCCGGACCCTGCGTTAGAGTTGACAGGGTTTCCGTTACCTCTAGTGAGGGTAACCAGCGACCTAAGTGGGCCATTAACCACGCGAATAAAACCTCGGTTGCTGTTGTTGTCATTACTATCCCGGAAGGCGTAAAGAAAGGAGGACTTAAAAGATAGTCCATAGCTAAGGAGAGGCATAGGGCTTTCGTTGTTGCCGTTTACCTGCTCAGAGAATCCGTAGAAACCCTGAGTCGATGTTATAATCGCTCCATTGCTTAAACCAGTGAAGCAGATTGCCTCGCCGAGACCCATAAATTCTCGATATAAAACGTTACCAGAGTTGAAGTCAGTGCCGCTGGCGTATACCTCGACCACGTTACCAGCGCCAAGACTTGTGCCTTGCACTTTACCTGTATCTGTGTAGCCGACAGCTAACACGGTAAGCCCCGGCTGAGCATCTGCAGCAAGCAACCCTTGCTGTAAGCCTAGCGTTGAACCGGCAGCAATGGCCTCTACCTCAGCTTCAGATATTCCACCGACAACGCCGTCGGGAACGTAAATAAGATTATCACTCCCGAGAATAGCAGCATTGTTTGCATCAGTAGATACGGCATTACTCCCCGGAGGCCCCGGAGGACCGGGAGGTCCTTCATCGCCCTGACTTCCGGACAAACCTATCGGACCCGGTGGTCCCGGAGGACCGGGAGGACCCTCTGCCCCTCCCTCTCCTGCAGCTCTAAGAGCTAGGTCTGTATCTTTTGCGTACTTTTCAATAGACTTGGTCAGGGCGTCCCACCACCTGTGAAAGGTAAGAGTAGGGACCCCCTCAGATTCTACGATAGCAATATCCCTGATCAGTTTAGGAAGATTGAGATCAGCCATTGTTTACACGCCTCCAAAGGGCTCGTTATAAGATAGGCCCGAAATCCTGAACGGGCTTAGATCGGAGTTGCGTACCTCGGCAAGAACACCGGGGTATCCAAACTGGCCTAAGCTAGACCACACGGTTTTAATCCTGTACTCGCCCTGACTCCCTAAGCTCTGAGGTACCCAAGGCTGCCAGTTTCGTCCTCCATCTTGAGAGGTCCTTAACTCGACAATGGGATCAGCGTACTCTCCTTGAAGGTAAGGAGTCGTACCGGGGTTTGTCCTCAGGTTGACATTAGCCAGCCATAGAGGATCGCCCGTCAGGGGAATCCAACCCCTAAACGATCTAATGATTGGGCCCCCAAAGTCCTCGTATTTCTCAGCGAACTGAGCTAGGTTACCGTCTTCAGTGGTTCCAAAGAACCCGTTAATATAGCATTGGCAGACCCAGTTATCTTTATCGTAAGATGTGAAAGTAGACCACAGTTGGCCTCTAACACTGTATACCCAAGTCTCATTGTCCAGAGTAATGCCTAGGAACTCGTTATCATCAATAAAGAAAGTCCAAGCACGGACCTTCTCTGATTTGTCGATCCTTACTTGAAGCTCAGGATCACTGATAATGTTTTCAGGGGAGCCGATACAAACTTCGTTGTAGTTGGTGACCCAAGCAAATGTGCTACCCAGTTCCACTACGCAGCCTACCTGCTTAATGCCCACGGGGAAGGTCGCACCCGGCAGAGGCTGGAACGGAAGGTCTTGGTCTGAATTGACAGGCCAGATTTCAACAGTACGGGAGCCAAACAACATCAGCCTATCTGCGATGAACAGAAGGTCGATCAATTTATCTGGTCGGTTCTCAGCGGTTGCGAAGTTAAGAGAGGGTACTGTAACATCGAGAGGGTCTGACCAGTAGAAGGAGCCCGTGTCTTTGCGCAAGGCAATTAAGCGTGAAGCACCTACCGTGATCTTAGAAACGTCAGCATCGTCAGGGAACGCCACATTAGAGAAGGTAGTACCATCGTACGTGTAAATTTTCTCTCCTGCATTAACGAAGATGTAATCCTCGTAGCCAGCCATCGAGACGTTCTCGTCCCCTGTGATCGACCCTAGGAAGTTGTTTCCTTCGTACAGGCTGGTGCCTGACACTCCGAATAGCCCGTTGTTCAGAACCCCGTCTACTTGGTAGAGCTCCCTGACTGGCCCTGCCCCCATTGACACCGTAGAGTTTTCTAGGCCCGGACGAGACTGCAGAGTGATACCCGGCTCAACGGGGACATCCTCCCCCACCATGTTGGTTACAGGGAGCTGAGGGAAATCGCCTCGACGCCTTTCAAACGTAGAGACGCCGTAGACAAAATCAGGCATATTAAATAATCCCGTTGTTGAACAAGTCCGTAGTGTTCCTGAACCCTGACAGAATATCTGGCCTGTTGTTCTGGCCAAGGATTCTCAGAGCCCGTTCAGAAGGCATCTGACGATCAAACGAGTATCGAGACCGGAACCTTCGTTGAGCATCCCGGTAATGCATCATAGTCTGCTGCTCAGCAGTTACCAGATACCTAGGGTGTAAGGCAGTAGCAGTCTTAATAATGAAGTAGTCATCAAACTGGGAGGGGAACGGCATGTCGCTATCCTCCTCCAAAGACTCTAATCGGG